GCAACAGAGCGGGCTATCTCCTCATGTCACCCTAGCTCTTGATACGGAACTAAGTGACCACCCGCAAGAGCCGAAGGGCACGATTCGAGTATTCAGAAAGAATGACAAATACCGTGTAAAACTAACACTCTCTTCAGCTGTAGCTACGGGCGTCGTCAATGCCCCGTCACAAGTTGTTGAATGGAGGGGCGACTATAAGAAGGTTCGCGAAGACGCTATTGAGCGAGCAAAGCCAGCTTTCGAGATGACGGAAGATGAAAGACTCAAGTATTTCGGCAAGCCGCTGTCGCAGATGACTGAGGAAGAACGTAAACAATCCGCCGAACTGAACAGATAACACATCGTCAGCAAACAGGGCTAGAGGTCAACGATCTCTAGCCTTCATTCTTCTGACCCCCGGCTAAACCAAAACATTATTCACGACAGTGATGCACAAGCGCTCTGTTGCATCGAAATAATTCATACTGTAAAATCCCCCACTTTTCCCCGAAACACAATACTAGACAGAGACGAACAAGCAAGGGACAGCAATGTCCATGTCATGTTAAGCGGATGCGTCTCGATTGATTTGCTGTAGACACCACGGAATGGTACGAGATTGTGCTCGACAGTTCTCTATAGCAGAGATGTTAAGACAATCAGTCGGCAGACGAGTAGATTAGTAACATTAGGCAAGAACGTGAAACCTACCTCGAATGAAGCCGCTTGTTAGGTGACAATAAACGGACCCAAGTCCAGGAACACTGTGGACTCACACCGAGCTGACAAGATAGACGCTGCTGTCCTCGTCCCATTCAGACTCTTTGTACTTGATGGATGATAAACAGTAATAGCGGAGGGTTAGCTATTGCTATGCCTGAACCCTTCTCCTCATTACCTTGATGAATAAAGCAACCCCAACAGCAACGGCGGCTATAGATTAACGATTACTGACAAAAGCTGCCCGACAACTCCCCAATATCTCTGTGAAACATGATACTAGATAGTAGAGAGTACGAACTATCGAAGGACCATCGAGTCCGAATCCTTATTAGGAGCGGACATCAATGGCAACAAAGAAGAAATCAGCAACAACTCGTATTGAAGGCAAATATACAGTCGCAGAAAACCAATGCTGGGTCTGGACAGCGGCAACGGGAACGCAAGGCAAGTACCCTGTCATGCGTGGAGATGGTAATGAAGACGGTAGAGGAAAACCGCGATACGTTTATCACCTGATGTGGGAAGCCGAGAACGGTCCGATACCGAAGACACCGCCGCCTGACGGAAGCCGTCGGTGGGAGCTTCATCACACCTGTTTCAACCGTCTGTGCATCCGACCAGACCATGTCGAACTATTAACGCAGAAAGAACATCGGCAGAAACATCGCAGAACAGAGCCCAAGTTCCCGTTGAAGCATGTTCCCAACGCTGGAATCCTCGACTCTCCGGGATTCATGTGGCACCGAATGCCTCGCGGGTGGGGATGGTCAGCAGAACTCTAATTACGTTTCGCTGCTCGAAGCCGAGTACATCATGGTCACACCCGAAGCACTTGACGCTCAGAGGGCCGCTCGAAAGGCTGAGGTAGACAAAGATTGGGCGAAAGTCACCGATTCTCTTATTGACAAGATTTTGCGGACTTCTAAGCGGGTTGGTCCGCAAGCAGAATTTCCTGAGTGGGCAGCAGAGTTTAATCTTGGCCCAAATGCGTCGGATGAACGCAAACTTGATCTGCGAAACAAATTGGCTGCTCTTAGGAAGCATCCATCTCGCAGCTACAACACACAACTCAAGGCGGTGATGGAGGCCGCTCGTAGTTCGCTTCCCCTTATCTCGACCAAGCCATGACAAACCGCGCTGACGGAACTCTAGATGGTCGGGGATTGTCTGCTTTCTTCTAGAGCAACTCAGACAGGTCTGTCCGGTACCTGCTCCTCTAAAACCTAGCCAAGCTCGTGGGATTCGAGCACCTCTAAGCGAGTGCATTCTCTGAGAGAGTTGCACTCGCATTTCAGGAGCGGCAAGCTCCACCTTACGGTTCTCTGAATGAAAATACTGTTAGCAATATTGACGTGTCCGCGCTTCCTCGACAGACGGAACGCCATTCGTGATACTTGGTTGAAGTCGCTCAACGACCTGAAAGTTGTTGGCGAGTTCTACAACATTGACGTTATGTTTTTCAGCGGGCATCTGCCGTGCTCGCCGGACGATTATCTGGGTGACATTGTTCACCTCGACTGCCCAGACAGTTACGAGGAACTGCCGCTCAAAACTTATGCTCTGGCGAAGTACGCTCAGAATCACGATTACGACTACCTGCTGAAGTGCGATGACGATACCTACATGGTTCCACTTCCTGACATTATGGACGGGTTGTTTGTTCGAGATCATTGCGTCGGTCATCTTCGCATCAAGCCAACAATCAATGACGGCATAGATTACTCGCACGGTGGCTGCTACACGCTGCCTTGCCGAGGCATAGCCGCAGTGGTTGAGCATCCAGAGTTTTTCAACAAGGGAATCGAAGATGGAGCAGTCGGCAGAGCAATGCACGCTGCTGGTGTTCCCCTCAAGCATGAGGCACGAATCTTTCACAACTCAAGACAGTTGTTTGCCTGGGGGAGTCCTAACGGAGTGATCGCCGCGCACCAAGTAACGCCAAACGTCATGTATCAGCTACACGAGAAATATCGATTGTACATTTTGGCGTATCTGAATGAGGCCATCGAAAGGGACAGGGAGGAGAGAGCTTTATCAAAAGCCGCCTACATGAGAAGGAATCGTAGTGCCTCAACGCGCGCCTAAGTGTAGGCAGAGGTCGGCGGACTCACGGCACGTTGTTGTCCGTCGCCCAAGCGATCCTCGCTATAAGAAGGCACGATGGCTGGCGTTGAGAAACAGACTTCTAGCGGCCAACCCACTTTGCCAGAAATGTTTCCTATCTCTCGCTACAGACGTTGACCACGTCATCCCAGGACGAATCTGGGAAGCTCAGGGCAACGATTGGTGGGACGAGTTCAATCTTCAATGTCTGTGCCATAGCTGCCACAGTAGAAAGACAGCCGTTGAATGTGGTTTCGCAGGAGCACATTAGATGCAGGTATTTGCGTGATGCCCATACAGCCTTGAAGCAAGAAAGGGGGTATGAGTGTCCGAATCCCCCGGCCTTTGTTTTCAAAGAGCGTCGCTCAGTCTTTTTTATGCGAGCGCGAAACTGACAAGCGGAGTCAAAGCCTGAAAACCGGAGAGTAAATGAAGCTCAGTGAACTGAAACCAGACCCCAAGAACGCCAACGTCGGAACGTTTCGAGGCAAGTGTGCTGTGGAGCGTTCTCTAATCGACTGTGGAGCAGGACGCAGCATAGTGACTGACAAGAATGGCGTCATCCTTGCTGGAAACAAGACTGCCGCTGCCGCTCAAGCTGCGGCACTGGATCAGGAAGTGATCCTAGTCCAGACGGACGGAACTAAGCTGGTAGTTGTTCAGCGGACGGACTTGGAAGCGTCTGACAAGAAAGCTAAGACGCTGGCAGTAGCAGACAACCGCACTGCTGAGATAGGGCTGGAATGGGAACCTGCCGTGCTGAAAGAGTTGGCGAGTGAAATTGACCTTGCTCCTTATTTCTCTCCTGATGAGTTGAAGGAAATCACCGAGCCTGACGAGCAGAAGAAGGAAAAAGAGTTGAGCATGAGTAACGACTTGAAGTTCAAAGTAATCGTTGAGTGTGTCGATGAACAGCAGCAGCACGACCTTCTCGAACGGTTTGAAAAGGAAGGTCTAACGTGCCAGGCATTGACTTCTTAGTTTCAAGCGCCATTTCAAATACTCCAAGAGTCAAGCAGCTTGCTTCTCTGTTTGACGTGCCGCTCGCTGACAAGTCGGAGATTTGTTTCAAGGGCGACCTGCCGATTGAGGGTTTTGACTGGAACGTGGGCTTGATTGTCGGCCCATCGGGCTGCGGAAAGAGTTCGATTCTGAATAGGGTATTCGGTACCCAGAAGCCTCTTGAATGGGGGGCAGCGTCAGTCATTGATGACTTCCCCGAATCGACTTCTATACAGGCGATTTCAGAGACTTGTCAGAGCGTGGGATTCAACACCATACCGGCGTGGATGCGTCCTTACTCTGTCTTGTCCAATGGTGAGAAGTTCCGAGTGGAAATGGCTCGGAGACTGCTTTCAGGTGCCGACACGATTGTGATGGACGAGTTTACAAGCGTGGTGGATCGTCAGGTCGCCCAGATTGGTTGTCATGCCGTTCAGAAGTACGTTCGCAGAAACAAGCTGAAGTTTGTTGCCGCGTCATGTCACTTCGACATTCTCGATTGGCTACAGCCTGATTGGATTTTCGAACCGAGCACCATGTCGTTTTCTCGGAGGTCACTTCGGCCAAGACCATCCCTTGAGGTCGAGATTCGCCGCGTCGGATACGAATACTGGAAGATTTTCTCTCCGTTTCACTATCTAACCGCCGAACTCAATCGGTCAGCCCAATGCTTCGTTCTGTTCGTGGGCGGGCAACCGACATCGTTTTCTGGGATGTTGCACTTTCCCCACCCAAGCGTTCGGGACATAAAACGCTGCTCTCGTCTCGTAACTCTCCCTGACTGGCAGGGCCTTGGCTTGGCGATGATTCTGGTTGAAAAGCTGGGTGCTGCATACAAAGCCGTCGGCAATCGAATGAGAACGTACCCGGCTCACCCGGCATTGATTCGGAGTTTCAACAAGTCTGATCAATGGGGACTAATGAAACTCCCTGGCGAGTATTCACCACGGCGAGGGGATACGTCAGAAGTTGAAGGCTTCGGAGGGCGCCCCTGTGCTGTATTTCAGTACAAGGGCGAACCCATGAACGTAGAAACAGCAAGGAGATTACTGGCGTGATAACGACCGAAGAAGAAATGCTGGAAGCACGCAAGCGAGCAAAGGAGTATCGAGAAATGGCGGAAGCCGAATGCCCAAACGGTGGATTTCTGTATGGCGACCTGGGCTTCGAGCATGTAATGGAAGCGAGAGAGTCTAGACAGAACTAACATGTCGGTAGGAAGAAAACCCACACCAACCGCAGTGAAGCTCCTGAAAGGGAACCCAGGTCGGCGTCCGCTCAACCCTAATGAGCCGAGACCGTCGGGCATTCCCACCTGCCCAGAACATTTGAACGCAGTGGCTAAGGCCGAGTGGGACCGCATCTCTGTCGAGTTGTCTGCCTGTGGTCTCCTGACCTCCATAGACAGAGCAGCACTGGCTGCGTACTGCGCCACCTATGCTCGCTGGGTTGAAGCGGAGCAGAAGATTGACAAACACGGGACAGTCATCAAGACGCAAACAGGGAACGCCATCCAGAGTCCCTATGTGGGCGTGGCTAACCGAGCATTGGACTTGATGCACAAGTATCTGGTCGAGTTCGGCTGTACTCCCTCGTCCCGCTCACGAGTATCCGTAATGCCCAACGCGGAAGCTGATCCAGAACAGTGGAACGAGTTTGTCGCGCCACTGCAAGAACTGGAGATGCCTTCTGACCCAGCACGAGCCAACTAGAAACTATCAGGCGATCTCCGAGAAGTACGTCTCCGATGTTCTCAACGGAGAGATTCCCTCGTGCAAGTGGGTGAAACTCGCCTGTCAACGCCAGCAGAAAGACCTTGCAAGCCAAGACACAGTGGAGTTCCCGTACACATACGATGCTGCGAGCGGAGCACGAGTCTGCCGTTTCATTGAGATGTGCCCGCACGTTGAGGGACGCAAGTTCGTTGGCGGTCCTCTCCTTCTGCAACCTTGGCAAGTATTCATCACGATGACTGTTTTCTCCTGGCTTGACGCTGAGGGCGGGAACAGATTCAGACGAGCATACATTTGTGTTCCGAAAGGTTCAGGCAAGAGCACATGGTCTGCTCCGCTGGGCATCTATAAAGCCTTCGCAGAGTTTGAGCCAGGCTCTCAGGTTTATTCGGCTGCGACCTCGAAGGATCAAGCCAAGATCGTGTGGGGTCACGCGCGTCAGATGCTCTTGAATATGCCGCAGTTCACTCGTGCTGCTGGCGTGGAGATTGAGAAGCACTCTCTACATCAGGCGAAGACTAACAGCATGTTCCGCCCGCTGGCGGCTGACGATAGAACCAGCGAAGGTAAAAACCCGTATCTCTGTATCGTTGACGAGCTCCACGCACATCCAGACCGTAGCTTCTACGATTCACTCGACACCGCGACAGGTAAGCGTCAAGGTGCACTGCTCTGGATTATCACCACTGCTGGCAACGATCTGTCCTCCGTCTGCTACGAAGTGGACACAGAAGTTCGCAAGGTGCTGGACGGCGTGCTGGCAGATGACACGATCTTTGGAGTCATCTACACGATTGACGAGAAAGACGATTGGACCACTCCTGCGGCATGGATCAAAGCTAACCCATCGTGGGGCGTATGCGTTGACCCCAAGACGATTCAAAGCAAGGCTGCCTCCGCTGTACAGATTCCCAGCCAGCAACCCGCGTTCAAGACCAAACACTGCAACGTCTGGGTCAAGTCAGATCACACGTGGATGGATCTGACGAAGTTTCTTGCTTGCGCTGACAAGTCACTGAAAGAGGAAGACTTCGTCAAGGATGACTGCGTAGTTGGATTGGACTTGGCCTCCAAGCTGGACATTCTGGCAGGCATGAAGGTGTTCTGGCGTGCGATAGATGGCAAGCGCCATCTCTATGCGTTCGGCTCTTATTGGCTGCCACAAGCGCAGATCAACAAGAAAGAGAACGGGCACTACAAGGGCTGGTCAGCACAGACACTTATAAACGAGTGCGCGGGTGAGACAAACGACTTCGATGCAGTCGAGGACTGGATTCGCGATACTTGCAAGAAATATAACGTCCTCGAAGTTCCCCATGACCAGTATCAAGCAGTCGAGATAGTGAACCACTTGCTGGAAGAGCAAGTGCCCATGACGGAGTTTGCCCAGCGAGCCGTTGGCTTCACTCCCGCTATGGATGAACTGGAAGCGGCAGTGCTGGACCGACGGTTTCATTACAACGGAGACCCCGTCTTAGCATGGGCGATCAGCAACGTTGTTTGTCACCGAGACAGAAATGACATGCTGTTTCCGACCAAGGACTTACCTCAAAACAAGATTGACCCTGCCGTGGCTCTGCTAATGGCAGTCGCTCGTGTTTCATTCGTTGCTGGCAGTTCAAAGACAAGCGATTGCGGAATCAGCGCCTTCGGTCAGTGTCAATTCCCAGGCTGTCCTTCAATGGCAATCGGCGATGAATTCAACGGAGTGTTCGTGTTCCGCTGCTCAGATCACCCTCTAACTGCTTAGAGAACACGATACTAGATAGGTAAGAAGCTTTATGACACCCAATCGCTTTGCCCTCGGCAGTCTATTTTCAGGAGCAGCCTTC